TCGCATTATGATAATGGAACCATTGCCAAGGTTATTGTTGTTAATTGTTCTGTTAATAATACAATCTGCGGTGTAATCCTTCCAATCCAGGGTATCAACATCCCACGTAAAATGTAAGTATTAAAAACGGCCTACACAGAATATAGTGTAGGCCGTTAATTTACTTTAGTGAGAATTTTAATAAATCCTTAATAGCGAGTGTATAACTGATGTTTTCTGTAAATAATCGCATTTCAGAGGCAATCTCACAATATGCGTCAATATCTTTTTTATCATATGTTTCGGCAAGTTTTTTATGTAATTCAATATACGTTGGATTGTTATTTAGTACATGCTCGCACCTGTTGTTAATAAATTCTTCAAAGTATTTCTCCATGGTAAACCCCCATTCTTATAATAAGTAATCTTGCAGCAGTGAAATTAAAGTAATTATATCAGAACATATGTTCTTTTTCAAGATAATTTTTTCCATATTTTATTAAGCTGATTTTGAACAATTATGCCATATGGCATAATTCCATTCATATTATTGTTTGAAATATTTCATCATGATATCATTTTTTCGAGGTGTTATATATGAAATATGATTCTTTTGAAATTGGTATGCGTGCGTTTAATATGCGTGAAAACAAAAATATGAAGCAAAGTGAGATCAGCCAAGCTCTTGGCATTCATCAGGCAACCTATTCAAAATTTGAAAATGGTCGTTATGATATGCCTATTTCCCAGGTAATAAAACTCTGTGATTATTTTGGCGTTACAGTCTCATGGCTTATCGGTGAGAATAGTTTACCTCATCTTACGGACAGCGAGAAGACTGAACTTGAAAATTATAAAAAATATTTAATCAGTAAAAGAACAAAATAGGCTCCTTGCATTATCAAACAATGCACAGAGCCTTTATTATTGCGTTTTCATATAGTTCACCCCTTATAATAAAAGACTCTTAATAGACGCACTTACGCGCCTGCATATTAATTTAAATTGTCTATAATATATTGGGGTGCTTTTATAATACTACATAAAACGCAAAATTCAATCTTTGTTCGTTTTAGCGAACTTTTCTTTATAATCCTGCATAAAATCATTCAAATCTGTATCTGACCAATCAAAATTAAATACTTCTACTGCAGGGAGATTCATACCTTTGCAGATTTTCATTATAGTTCTTTGATTCGGAATACTGTAATGATTTTCAACGGAAAAAATAGTGCTTTTACTAATTCGACCTATTTTCGAAATTTTATCATAAGTAATCCCATATTCTTCTCTTAATTCTTTAATGTTATTTAACTTTTTCATGTCAACACCTCACTTCTTTGCAAGGTTATTTTGTAACTATATTATAGCATTAAAGCCCCATGGATTATAGTGATATCATCACTAATAGCATGGTAGTTTATGGTAAAGACGTTTTAGTAAAATTGTATAAAATGCTATGAAATTATCTCCATTTTACCAAGTATACAGTTATGTAAAAATATGTTATATTGAATCTGGATAGAATATTAGAAATGTAGTTTTAGGTACCCTGCGGTCAATTATGATTCGTGGGGTATCTTTTTATTTACAATCATTTATATTGGTAATATAATACATGTTAAATAATGGTATTATAAAAGGAGGACTTATGAAAAAAACAATACTGGTTATCATTATATTATGTTTACTTTCAACCGGATGCCAAACTGGAACTTATCAGAGAAATGATATATATAACAAAATAACATACCAAGTTCCTCTTTCATGGGAAAAAGAAAAAAAAGACAATAACATCTTATATAAGCAGCAATCGACCCTGCTAATTTTGCAGTCACAATCACTCAGTTCTAAAGCTCCTTCAAACGACAATGATATAAAATCACTTCTAAATGGTACCGAAGACGGTATTTATAAAAACTCCGATAATTCTAAACCTATCGATTCTAAGTTTATTAAAATTGCATCAAATATCATAGCAAAGAGATTTAACTATTATAGTGATTTTGGAAACCAAACGTATGAAGTTTCTGCTTTATTATTTTTACACGACAATATTGTTTATTCGCTAATGTTTTCTGAACCCACTAAGATTTCTGATGAAAATGTTGCCATATTGGATGATATAACAAATTCAATAAAAATAATCAAATAATAATTACAATAAAAACACCCATCAATGTGAATCGCTTCACTCTTGTTGGGTGTTTAATTAATCATCTCAAAATACTGTATTTATGCATCTAATGAAGATTTGGTAATAGGTCCGCACTCTCCATCAACCTTAAGTTTTTTCTTCTTCTGATATGCTCTGATCGCTGCGTCTGTAATCTTTTCACATTTCCCGTCAACTGTAAGCTCTTTCTTAACTCCATCAACAGTTACATATCTGATTCCAGCAGCTAATAATTCAAACTGTACCCACTTAACATCTTCTCCCATACAACCGAGCTTGATCGTGCGTGTCGGAACTGAGTAAGGATTAATCTTTGTACCGTTTTCCAATGCCATAGCTACATGATGCCCTTCACGTAGGAATATTCCTCCCCTTTGTGCGTAACTATCCGAAGTAATATGAGCTTTATCTGTATATTCCTTAAACTTTCCAGTATCCAATAGTGCTTTTCTCATTGTTGAGGTTGTATTATGCTCCGAAACTTTTAACCCTGCTAATATGTAACAAACCAATGTCAGAGTCGAACAGTCAAACGACCCATATGCCTTTGAAATACCATTAATTAGAATACTATTATAACCAGTGAATCTTTTAGATTGGTCATAACCAAAGTTTTTATTTGTGCAGATCTGCTCCATGATCTTAGCTGCCTTTTCAGCTAAAACTGCATCTGTACATTCCAGGTATACGTTCCATGGCTTGTTATACCACTTCCGGATGCATATCTCTTTTCCTGTCTGATCTCCGGTTTTACCTCCGGCAGTCTTACCGTTTTCATCGATAGATGCGTGTCCGATTTTAATCATGATCCTCACCATCCTTTTTTCCATCTTTATCAATAAGGTTTCGCATTGTCTCATATAGGCCTGTGGAAGCGAGTCCACTAATCATACCGCTCAAAACAATAATTGCATTGATATTAGGAAGATTAATAACAATATTGATTACTGTACCCGCAGTCAGCATTATGGCCGGGATGTATTTGTTATTAATAAAATCGAAACTGTATTTGATAACATATCCAAGACATAAACAAATTCCCAAAACAACTAAATTGATATAACCACCCAAAAATGATAAATCCATTAAAATCACCTTTACCTTTCTTTTATAATCCTACGTTTGCTTTAATTAATACAACTATTAATCCAATAATTGCAGTTATGCAGGCACCAGCTATCGCTCTGGTTAACCATTTATTCGTCTCTCTTAGTTCATCAATCTGCTGTTGCTGCTGTTCGCTTTTTTCAGCTGATTTAATAATATTTCTCTGATTCTCGTACACCTGATCCTTGATTTTATCATAGCTGTCAAGTTTGACTTCTATTTTTGTTAATCGATCTAATACCTCCCTTTCAAATGTGCTTTCTCCCATATAGTCATCCTTTCATGAATTTTATATAACTAAAGGCACCCCGTAGGATGCCTAAGTCTTTAATTTATTTTACATTCATAACCAACCGCTTATTTTATCACTATCCTTATTAAGTTATCGGGTACGAAAAAGTGAACTGACCGAAAGTAGCTGCACCCAATATTGCTGTTAAATTTCCACTGCCGTCAACATAAACCCATCCTACTATAGTGGAGCTATTATTATAGAGATATATAGGACATTTCATATTAGGGTATATACTAGCTGCTGGAGGTAAACCTGTAAAGATTACTTTATTTAAAGCAGATGGGCAGTAAATTTGACCGCCAACATAAGCCCATCCTCCTTTTTTATAACAATTTATACTTGTGGATGATAGAGTAGCCTCAGCCTGTGTTATAGGAACGGATTGTGTTGTCAATAGATCATTTATTTTTGTATTGATATTGGACTGTGTATCATTGGCAATAGAACCAATACCACCATGAGCATTCGGATCAGTTAAGTCATTAGTTGAACCGCTGAATACAATTGCTTTAAAATCTGTGAACCACTTCATTAGTTTTCCTAACGATACCGATATCTTTTCACCAGTGGATAAATTTACTCTTGTGCCTGCCTGCGAGAATACATTTGTAGTATTTGAAGCGTCACCGGTCTTATCCAGTTTATTACCTATTGCAGCATCTGTCTTAGTATTAATCGTAGATTGTGTTTCATTAGCAGATGATCCAATATTAGTGTGTGCATTAGGATCTGTTATATCGCCAGTATTAAGTACAACATTACCAGTTCTTCCGGCAACACTTGACACCGCATCTGTATTGTCCACCTTATCCCAAGATGTACCGTTTGATATAATCCAATCTCCAATTTCAAACGATTTACCAAACAGTGTACCTGCAACAGAAACAATATAGTAAATTCCTTTTGAAGCCGGTGTGCTTGGTAACGTAGGCGTATTGGTTGACGCATTCCATACTCCTTGGTAACTTACATTTCCGAGCAAAGCATCATTAATCTGTGATAAAGGTACTTTTGCATTACTGTCAAGCGAAGCGTAACCATTTGCAATGCCTTTATTGGCCGATGTTTCTTTCGTATAAATCTGAGCTTGTAATTTACCCAGTGCACTTAAAATTGTATCGGTTGCTGTTATGGCAGCATTAGTAACAGTGGATAGTCCTGTTAATAATGTTGCTCTAACATCTGTAGCAAAGTCACTCCAAGTCTTATTACCTTTCCAATATTGCGAGGAGGTCCCTGTTGTTATTGTAGGTTCCTTACCACCAATTGCTGTATCCATCTTTGTGTTAATAGTAGATTGTGTGGCATTAGCAGATGAGCCAATATTCATATGTGCGTTTGGATCATTCACGTCATTCGTTGAGCCGCTGAACACTATTGATTTGAGATCAGAAAACCATTTCATAATCTTACTTAGCGATGCTGAATTTTTCTCACCGCTAGCAAGATTTTCACGTGTCCCAGCCTGTGCAAATATGTTGGTAGTATTTGATGCATCACCTGTCTTATCTAGCTTCTCACCAATTGACACTTCATGATCTTTAAGTGTTTCATCAATCTTATCCATGTTGTCGTTTTGTACTGTAACGTTATAATATTCGTTTGACGTAGGCTTAGTCAGCCCGTAATTTGTTGTTTGATCTGCCATTAACTAATAGACTCCCCTCTTAATTGATCATATGTGTAATTTGATAGATGCAAATATGTAAATTTACTTAAAACTGCATGTGTATTGTATACATATTCAAATGTATAACTTAGATGTGCCGGTTTTATTTCTTCAATGGTCAATATTAGACTTTCCATATTTTCAGGCATTCCAAGGGTTCCAACGAATTTCACTGCAAAACTGTTCGTTCTTGGTTTCTCAATAATCTCAACTTCTCCTCCAGAATAAGCTGCTGCCGTATGCTCAATCATTGCTTTCGTTATTGTTCCTACACCTCTAAGCTTTGCATATATTCGCTCTCTCCTAAATTCAATTGGATCCGATACATCACTCTTAATTCCTAGTGATTTTTCCATATTCATTAGGCCCCATGTAGCCGTTTCCACATGAATCTGTTTGAACAAATCAGCTTTTGCATCTTTAAGTACTTCTGCATAATAGTTGAATGCATCCTGGATTCCTACCACTTGAGGACTTATTCCATAGTATTCTGGCAATAAATCAATAAGCGCCATTAAGTTACCACCACCGTTCCAAGGACCGGTACTTGATCGCTCCCAATATTAATACTTATTTCTCCTCCATTAATTTTCAGCGATAAATAATCAATAACACCTGGTATATTTAGGAGTATGTAGCCTATACGGTTATAAACCACTGTGTAGGTTTCGAACGCAATACTTTGTAAGTATTCATTTAATGCCGCTTCGAATTTATTCTGTACCTGTTCAATTGTAGTGGAGCTGTCAATAATCGCATCAGCTACCACATTAATTGTAAGTCCTTCCGCACTAATTACTGTTACTTCTGCTCCAATTGGTCTATTTTCTTCTATGTGTTCATAGCAGTTTTCTACGATGTTTAAGTCTACTGGTCCATTATTATATCCAACGATTAAAACCTTTACCGTTCCTGGTCCATTCCATAAAGGAAATACTTTTGTATTGCCTACTCCACTAACCTCTAATGCCCATTGTTTATAATGAGCTATATTTCCTGAGGTAGTTGGCTTTTGTAAATAGTTGTATAATCTAGTTAGCAAGGACTTATCCGTTTCCGGATCAGTTCCACCTGTTGCAGCTGAATTGGTTACCGATGTAATACCATCTAAATTATAATATTGTTTTGTAATAGTTCCAGCATTCACGTTATTCGATGATCCAATCTCTACCGATAATGCTGTTACTGATGCAGTGCCTCCGGTAATGGTTTTAGTTTCATTGGTAGCAAATTCAACACCTTCTGAAGTAAGAAATACTTTACCCTCTGGGACTAACGTTCCATCAACTCCTGATATCATTAATGTAGTTAATGCTTTTGTCCCCTGCTTGCGTACTATTCCATATTCGGCACATTTTTTATCGATATATTCTCCTGAACTTTCATCTACATATACAATCGGTATTATTGAATCAAGTGATCGATAAAGTTTCCATATTTCATAAGCCACTCCGCTTATCATATCATTGGTAAAGCTACCTTCCCTTGTGTCGATATCACTTGAAATTCGGCTTATGATATTGCTTTTTACATCTTCAACGGTCAATTCTTCATACATTCAATTCCGCCTCCCCGTATATAGTCTCTATAGTTGCATTAATAATTAATGTTTCACCTGAAAATTCAGTTTTTATGTTTTTAACATCGATTATATATTGGTTTATCATTAAACATTCTTTTACATAACGAGTTGCTTCTGATTGCTTTAATTCATCAGTAAAAGGTTTGCCAATCAGTGATTCATTTTCGCAGCCATAATCCCATGTATATATTTCATGTCTGTATCTCTGTGTTTGCAACGCCTTTCTGACCCATACCAACACTGCTTCTTTCCCAGTTACAATCACCGGTGCCCCATTTAGGAAGACCGGTACGTTGTTTTCAAAATCCCATTTTACTTCTTTGTACAGAATCAGTTCAGTCGAGGTTTCTGAAGCTTCAGGCTGTATAATTGGAAATATACTCATACACCCACCACCTTACAAGTTATTATGTATCTCTGTTCATCCTCAATTGGTACTAAAAATAGTTTGTCACCGGTCTGAAAATCTGTAATCAAATCGTTTTTTAATAATGCATCCTCATCTTGATCTGTTCCAGCCACATCAACTATTAATGGATCTATTGATTTAACAACTCCTATGCGATAATAAGCCGGTATCTTTGATTTATTATCATTACGAATTTTCTTAACAGTTTTTGAAAACGGGTTTGTATCCACCTGCTCCACCTCCTTACTCGTTAATGTATTTCCAAGTTTCTCCCTTTGTCTTTTCTCCGTTTTTATTCGGCAGTGAACCAGCCTCTTGTTCATCCATAATATTTTTAAAATTAAGAGTGAGTTTATTGTAATACTGCCCTTTTTTCCATGTATGAATGTCACTATCGATATAGAATAATCCATATATTCCTGTGTAAGGCTCTCTAACAACAACAGTCCCACCAGTAAGGCAAGCATGATTTCCTAGATTATCAATGCTTATTTTTTGACTTATCCCATTGTCTAAAATTAAATTTTTAGCCTTTTGTGAAACATCCTCGCCTTTTGACTGTTTTATATAGCTTTGCATTAACCCATATAATTTAATAGCATCTGCATCTTTTATTGTTCCAATCAACTTATCTTCTGCATTATATATCGCAACTTGATTAATCATGTTGCTAATGCTCTCCGTTGTTGATGCAGACATCAGATTGCTACCACCCTCTATGATAAGTGTTTCATTATTAATCTTTTTTTCAAAAACATTTAACTTCGACCCAGAAAATCTAATTATATAGTGTTTCCCATTCTGTTCTGATGCAAGAGTGTAAGCAGTTTGTATGATTTTATATAGGCTAACCCCTATAAAGTTACGTGAAATCTTAATACCGGTTGATGCTAATGATCCCATTTGTATTCCGAAATCAGAACATAATCTTCTCGTAATAGCTTCCGGTGTTGTATTCTTAAATTTATAAGTACCCTCATTGCGCTTTAAATAAATGCCTCTATCGTAACAAGTGTTATTGATAATACTGCTACCTGTATCTTTTTGTCTTTCGAATATAAATCCTTCAAACAATGTTTTACTATCATTTTCAAGCCTAACTAAACTTCCCAATTCGAATGCAACAACTGGTATATTTTTATCCGTATATGAAGAGACCGGACTAAAGCCTAATGTCCTTGCACACTGTTGATAATCTCCGGACATTGTAGTTGACTCTACAAGTTTTGTTATGTCATAATTTCCTTTGCTATTTTTGATAGACAATTTAAACATAGGCCACCTCCTATAGCAAATTCTTATCTGGTATTTTAAGAACCTGCCCTTTTACAATAAGATTTGGATTCTTTATACCGTTATATTTAGCAAGTTTTGAATAGAGATTAGTATTTCCATATTGCTTACGACATATCGAAGACATAGTATCGTTATCCTTTACCACATAGCTCTTTATATCAGACTTATCCTTTTCTGTTACTCTCGTCTTATTCCCCGTTTTATTTGTCTGTACTACTGACAGAACTCTATATTCACGCATAGAAATGGTTGCATAAACGTCATTTGTTCCGTCTCTTTCCCCATATGAGATATCAGTTATAATAACCTGTAAATTAACTCTTGTATTTGCCACAACATACCTTAATATGGTATGTTTATCTTTCCATGATAATATTTTATCTAAATAACTGTATGGATCCGTGTTTGTTCCTGGTTGACAGAAAGGATAAATCTTTGCCGGAAACATACAATCTATTTTTATTGCTGCAAGAGTGCTGTATCCCGGTAGAACTACATCTCCAACCGTGTGAATATTGATAGTTTCAACATTAATTCCATGTGAAACCTCAAAGCTTGGAGGAGTTACCGGAAGGACCATTTCTGTGTTTTTTGAAGTGTCCTTAATAATAAATTTTCTTTCCATGATTACTCCTCCGACAATTCGTATGCGTTATCAATCATTTTTGCTATTTCTTTTGCGATTTGTTCAATGTCACCTTCTTCACGAACAATAAAAGTGTTTCCGGTCACACTTACTGGAGATGCTTTTTTACGGCTACGGCTTTCACTTGCGGTTAATACTCTTTCTCCTTGGTGAAGTAAGGCCGGATAATTATCATATGGAACGTATGAGAGTCCATATGCATAACCTCTTCCCGAACTTTTCCTTATTTCTTCTTGATGTTCTTCAACCGAAATTTCCTTACCCATTTTGTCATGAATTATAGTTGGTATTCCTTTTGAAGAATTCGGATTTATCTCTCCCATTCCTGATAAAAGCCCCTTGTCAAACTGTTTTGTCATTGTATATCCTGCATCCCAATAAGCAGTCTGACTTGCAGTGTCATTTTTAATATTATCAGCGAGGGTTTTATTTGATTGCAAAGCAAGCTGTGCACCTTCACTTGCGTTATATTCATTAGTAGCAATTGCCTGTGCTTCAGCAAGAATTCTTCCCATTTCTGCCCCTGCTTTTTGTGCTCCATCTTTATCACCAAATGAAGTTGATTTATTGAAAGTCTTCTGTGCTTCTATGTACTCGTTTGAAAGGCTTTCTAATTTATTCTTCTGACTAGAGTTTTTAAAGCTATCTGCAACATCCCCATTCATAACCGAATTTAATGCATCTCTTTGGTATTGTTCTTCCAGATTAGTAAGAGAAGCTTTCCACTGACCTATTTTATTATAGGCACTTTTCATTTTCTCTCCGCTTTCTCCACCAAGCCAATCAATCTGCTTTTCCATACCGGTTTTTCTTGTCTGGTTATATCCTTCTCCCATAGAGTTATCCATAGCATTTTTATTGTCTTCCAACGTACTAGCCAGACCAGAATATGTTTTAGATTGTTTCTCCATGTTTCCAGAAAAATCTTTTCCCATATAATCCGCGATTGCCCTTGCCGCTTCTGCACCCGGTACTAAACCTTTTGTAACCATCTCCTGAACTTGCTTTTTAGTTTTTCCTGATGCATCAGAAAGATATCTCCATACATCAATACCTCGTTCCAATAACGGGTTTAAATATTCAAGTGTCGTTTTATTGGTAGTTCGCATACGTCCAAGAGAAGTTGCAACAAATTTCATATCTTCGTTGTTCATTCCAAGAGCGGATCCGGCATCACCTACTTTTTGAAGCAGAGGAAGTAATTCATTTTGTTTGTATCCATATGCAAGTAATGTTTTGCTTATATTTGATAGATCACCATACTCAAAAGGAGTCTTTTCAGCGAAGTCTGTCATCGAAGCCAGGAATTTATCTGCATTCTTATCTCCTTTTAGGAGAGTGGCAAAGGATATTTTATTCGTCTCTCTGGTACTTGCAATTCCTGATCCATTCGTAAGTGATTGGTTTTGAGTATCTAAAGACTTATTATATAAATCTTCGTAATAATTTTTAAATGCATCGTCTTTTTTTTCAAATACTTGCATCTGGCCTTGAACCAGTCCAACAAGTCCACCTAGTGCTGCTCCGACTGCAGTTCCTATACCGGGTGCTATCGCGGTTCCTATAGCAACACCCATGCCTGCGGTTGAAATCGCGCTACTGGACATCATTCCTGCTTCCGAACCATAGGCGCTTCCAATTAAAGTCGTAGCAACTCCGCTAAGCGTATTACCAACTAATGCTGCTGCTCCGGAAGCTGCTAAACTTCCAACAATACTGCTACCACTCGATGCTCCTTTACTACTTGCACGATTTTCAGATTTACTTACCGCATTTGTTAGATTCTTAATATCCTTCTCTGCTTGTCTTGCATTGTCAGATACCAATGAAAGATTTCGACGGGCATTTTCATAATTTGCATTAGCAAGCTCTAGTTTTAATTTATCAGCAGCTTCACCCGTCTTAACGAACTGCTTTTCTGCTTCTCTAAGAGCTGTCTTAGCCTTATCTGTATCTACCTTTAGAGTAGACTTGGTTCTATTCAGTTCATTAAGCTTTAATTGCAGTCCTGTGAGGTCTTTATTAAAGCTCTGATTCGCATTTCGCATTGTTGTAATAGCCTGTGTAAAATTATCTCTAGCACTTATCGCAATGCTTATATCACGTGCCATAGCCTCATCCTCCCTTTATTTGATTTCAAACTCTTTCTATTTCTTTTTGCGTTGTTCCATATGTTTTTCAAAAAAGGCTCTTATTACAACCTTTTCACCTTCTGGTAGGTTATAGTAAGAGCCTGGTAATGTATGGTGTTCAACAAACATATAGTATAGTAACTGAGTCTCATAGTCCGACTCTATTTTTTTTTAATCTCCTCGATAGTAACAGTACGGTAACCACTTAATGTTTCAATGGATCTTGAAATGTCTTCTACCTCTCCCGGAAGAAGCATTTTCTTTACAAGTTCAGCCGGTGTAGCCGCATTATACTTTGCAAGCAATTCTCCATCTTTAAGGTTTGGTTCCACCGTACCCGCCAACACAATATGAACGTTCATATCGTCTTTTTGAGCTTTTGATATTTCCGTAGCTTGGCTATATGGAAGAGCTTTTATCTTAAAAACAACATCTTCTTTACATAATTCGGATAATCTTTTTATCTTAAGGTCTTTTTCCGGCAGTTCTGGAATTTCTGCTTTCAGTAGTAAATCTAATGCATTCATGCTTTACACCTCAATCCTATCCAGGAACTCATGATCAGTAAATGTAAATGGAGCTTCAATGCTTCCCTTTTTTGCTACTTCCCAATCTGCCAAAGTAACGTCATCGAATGATACATTTTTACATAGAACTCTTTCTGCTCCGTAAGAATCTGGATCCGCAAGCTTTGAAATTACTGTAAATCGCGGATCGTTTCCTTTCTTAATGCTATCCCCAATCTTAATAGCCATACGGCTATTTACCTTATGGAGTTTAAGTGAACCGGTGTATTTGATTCCTATTACCTTTGAATCTTCTGCCATTTGCCCACATAGGTTTACAGGTTCTTTTGTCATAGCCATCTTTGCCTGTAAACCATAACATTCTCCAACATAATCGCCGTCAAGCCAAACCTCTCCCCATGTACCATTTATAACTCTAT